AGAAGATTAAGGACACTAAGGTAGGGCAGTGGTTAAAAGAAAAAGCCCCAAACGTACTTAGTGTAGTAGGGGATGCTCTACCCAGTCAAGGAGTATTAGGGATAGTCAAGAACCTTGTAGACAAGGACCCGACGATAGATAGTGCGTCCCTGCACAAAATCATAGATGAGGAAATAGCACTGCAGGATGGGGTTACACGACGGTGGGAAGCAGACAGCACCACAGACGTGAGACTAACAAAACTCATACGACCCTGGACACTAATAGCGTACAGTGCATTCTACATGCTGATCACAGTTGCTGATGGAGTGTTCGAGGGATTCAATCCTCCCGAAGACTATGTAAATCTACTAGAGCTATTAATGCTCACTGTATTTGGGGCCTACTTTGCAGGTAGGACAGTAGAAAAAGTAAAGTCAGGAGCTAACCCCTAACAATCCAAGCAGCACGATAAAAGAAACAATCATTGCCATACCCTAATATATATAACATTTTCTTAATATGCAACTAGAAGTACTACGATTCAGCTCCAGAAAAGAGAGCACACTTGGTTTGCTCTTTGACATTACAGACGGAAAAAGGGAATTTCTGTGCTACACCCTCGAAGACGAACACAGAGAAGAGAAAGTCATGCACGAAACCCGCATCCCAGCAGGGACATACGAGATACTGCTCAGAAAAGAGGGGGGTCACCACAACAGATACAAAAAGAGATTCGAAGACATCCATAAAGGAATGCTGTGGTTACAAGACGTACCCAACTTTACATGGATACTAATTCATTGTGGGAATCACGACGATCACACTAGTGGGTGCCTGCTTCTCGGAGATACGCAAACAGAGAACAACAGAAACACAGGCTATGTTGGGAGCTCGACTAACGCTTATCGTAGAGTCTACCCACCTATTGCTAAAGCACTTGAGGAGGGGGAATGCGTAGAAATTACTTATACAGACTTTGATCCTGTATAAACTTCCTTTACATTTGCTGAAAAGCAAACTAAAATGGAAAGGAAAATCAAGTTTAAACCAACCCGTGATTGGGTTGTGTTTGCAAGCCCTCGTGTAGAACAAACAGACGCAGGGATACATTTATTAGGGGACTCGCAGAAAGCCATCAGTAGCAATATTGTAGAGGTGCTAGCTGCGGGTCCCACTTGTGATGCAGTCAAGGTTGGGGACACAATATTGGTGCACCCTGAAACCGCAGCACTCATTATCCACATTGAGGATAACGAATACGCATGCATTAACGAGTTTCAAGTAGTAGGTGTAATACCTAAGATTTGATGGAGGGTTCAGTCACTGTCTCTCTCAAAGACTTCGACAATCTCCGCAACTCCAGCAAGGACGCACAGGCTCTAAAAGAGAAGCTATCCAAAGCTGCAAAAGAGATCGAAGTATTTCTCTCCTTTCTAATAACAAGAGAGAACATACAGATATACGTCGATGAGTTCAACAATCAGTCATCACGATCAAAGATTATGATTGTTGATGGGAGGGCAAAAGTACAAATAAATGAAGACGCTTAAAATTACAGTAGACTCTACGCTTAAGTATCTGCAAGTCTTTAATGGAATACTTGAGCTAACAGACAAAGAGCTCTTAGTTCTGTCAAAGTTTATTGATCTCTCTGAGACAGTTAATCTGTGCTCTACTGAGAACAAGAGAAACGTAGCCAGGGACATGGGGATCGAGGATCACAACACACTTAACAACTACGTTAAGAAGCTAAAAGACAAGGGGGCTATCAAGAAAACAAAGGATGGGTATACCCTGTCTCATATACTAGTACCGCAGGACAGAATCAACCTACAAATAATATACAACAATGAGTAAGCTAGGTATCATGCAGATGCTACGTAACTTCAAAGAGGACATAGTTGCGTTTGCAAAAGCAGGGGCTCCTCATGTATCACCAGAGTCCTATGAGAAAAGACTAAGCACATGCGCTGATTGTCCACATATCAAAGACATACGTTGTGGGATGTGTGGGTGTATAGTAGAAGAAAAAGCAAAATGGGCTACAGCTGACTGCCCAGATAATAGATGGGATGATGAAGGAGAAGGTGATAATACAGAAACTAGCAAGTGAGCATAACCTCCCACTGCAAAAAGTAGAAGAAGCTGTTTACTATCAATTCAAATACGTAGCAGATGTAATAAGATCAGGAAAGTTCGAGTCAATCAGGCTCCCATTTCTAGGGAAGTTCCATGTGCGACCAGGAAGATTAAGATACTTAAATGAAAGACTTAATAACAGTTGACGGTACCAAGGTACTCCCATCCCCATATGCACTAACTATCCCAGAGTTTAAAGTACTCAAGATAGAAGAGCTATCTGCTGTATACTTTTTTGTAGATCACCGATCCCCGTACAGTGTATACGAAGAAAAAGACAGATGGGATCAGATAAAAACTGTACTCAGAGTCAGTGCTACACCTAAGGTACTAGCAGGAGTAGACAAATACAAAGAGTTGTCAGAGACATCTGCAACCAAGCTACTAAAATCAGCAAGAGAGTCAGTAACGAAACTGGAGAAGTACTTTAAAGACGTAGATTTAACTGCAATGGATGATAACGGTAAACCAATATTCCATGCAAAGGACCTGATATCAAACCTCTCCAATATGGCAAAGGTAGTCCAAGGACTCGATGACTTGGAAGAGCTTGTTAAAAAGCAGCAACAAAAGGACAACCCTAACCGTGGTGGGGTAGTCACAAATAAGTACTCTCAATAAATGTTTAAGGACACGCATCTATTCTCTCCCGCAGCACAAGTATACCTAGAAAATGGGTATTACACAGATGCTATTGCAGGAACTAGGGAATATTTCGACTTCTGGGACAAAGAAAGAGATAGATGCCTGTACGGATTCGAAGTCAATGGGATCAGGATCACAGGATATCACTACTTCTACTTAAACTATTGCCCAATTGACCGTGCAGTAGACGACGTACTCCCAGATGGGACAGTTCAAGCTAGAAGAGAGCGCACATTTCCTGCATTCTACGACGGAGACTACGAATACTACCACGCAGTTGACAGATGCCGTAAAGAAAACAAGCATATGTCCGTGCTGAAAGCTAGGCGTAAAGGATTCTCTTACAAAGCCGGAAGTATGCTAGCTAGAAACTACTTCCATATCCGCAATTCCAAGAATTTCGTATTTGCAGAGCAGAAAGAATACCTGACTGGGGACGGACTCTTGTCAAAAACGTGGGACTTCATCTCATTTGTAGACGATAACACGGCTTGGACACAACCAAGACTGATTGACAAAGAGATGCACAAGCAAGCAGGGTACAAAAAGCGCGTTAACGGTACGGATGTAGCGCTTGGGATGAAATCACAGATTATTGGGGTATCACTCAAAGACAATCCACACAAAGTCAGGGGTAAAGCAGGAGAACTTATCTTCTTCGAAGAGGCAGGTTCGTTCTCAGGACTATTGACTGCGTGGGAGATAGCTATGCCTACCATGAAACAGGGATCCAAAACCTTAGGTACTATGATAGCCTTTGGTACAGGTGGTGAAGAGGGACATGGCTTCGAATCACTAGAAGAATTGTTCTATCACCCTGAAGCATACAACTGTTTAGCCTTTGAAAACGAATGGGATGCAGGTGCTATTGGTACTACATGCGGATACTTCGTCCCAATCTACCAGAACCTGGATGGGTTTATGGATGAAGATGGGAACTCACTAATAGAAGATGCTAAACAGTTTGAGGAGGATGCAAGAGAAAATAAAAAGAAAGCCAATGACCCCAAAGCACTCGATCAATACACAGCAGAGCACCCTTTCACCCCACAAGAAGCGACGCTACAGACAACAATTAACGTATTCGACGTCACGTCGCTTAAGGAGCAGTACAATAGGGTCAAAGCGCATAACCTGGAAAAGGAAGGCACTGCGGGCATACTCTATTACAAAGGAGAAGAGATAAACTTCCGCCCTGACCCGTCGATCAAACCAATAACGAAGTTCCCACACAGGAAAGATGACAACTTAACTGGGGGTGTAGTCATATACCAAAACCCTTGGAAAACAAAAGAGGGTAATATCCCACATAATCTATACATCATTTGTCATGACCCGTATGCCCAGGGGAAGTCAACAACCAATCAGTCTCTTGGGGCTGCATATGTAATTAAACGACCCAATAACCTGTCAAAACCAGACGATATTATAGTAGCTAGTTATGTAGGCAGACCCGAAACACAGGATGAATTCAATAGAAACTTATTCATGCTGGCTGACTACTACAACGCTAAGATCGGATTTGAGAACGACAGAGGTGAGCTAATAGCCTACGCCAAACGCTACAGAAAACTGCATAAGCTGCAGGAGGAGTTTGAGATGTTGGACAAGAGAGAACTCCGATCAAGAAATGTTAAACGCCAATACGGTATGCACATGACAGAGCAACGTAAGCGGCAAGGAGAGCTCTATATAAGAGACTGGTTAATTTCCCCACGTAGCTCTGACGAAGATGGGAATGTAAGGCTTAACTTACACGAGATTTATGATGTCGGATTATTACAAGAACTAATTAAGTTTAATCACAAGGGTAACTTTGACCGTGTGATGGCGTTTATGGTGGGAATGTATCATACGAGAGAGCTATATAATAAAGAGGTGGTGGAAACCATAAACGATATGTCCCAGAACGAGTGGTTCGATCTAAACTATAAGTAAATTTTATACTTTTACAGGAATGTACGGAGCAGCAAAAATACCGCAGCAAAGACTACCGTTAAGCAAGAAGACTAAGAAGTGGAGAGAGGAGTGTGTAGATGCTTTTATCAATATATCCAAGTTCGGATTGAGTGAGAGACGCAGCAATCTGAAAGCTTTGTATGACTACTACAACGGAGAAGTTGATGAAGCAGATTACAGATACGTAATCAAACCATACGGAAAAAGCAGGGAGAACTTCCCATCCAAGCTTAGGAATTACCCAATCATCAAGCCTATCATAGACTTGCTGCTAGGAGAAAAGTCCAAGAGGCCGCTCAACTACACAGTTACTGTCAAGAATGCAGATAGTGTTAGTTTAAAAGAGAAAGCTAAAAAGCAACAGATACTGCAGGCAGTAGAATCTATGTTCCTTCGTGAGATTGCAGAGCCTAAGAGCCTGGAAGATCAGCAGAAACAAGAACAGCAGCCTATGCTCCCAAAGGAAATAGCAGAGCAGTTCGAACGTACGTATGTAGATGATAGAGCCATAAAAGGGCAGGCAGCTGTAAACTACATCATGTATGAGCAAGAGATATATGACAAGTTTCAGAAGCAGTTCTTCCATTTCCTGGTGTCTGGGGAGACATACTCACACAAAGGAGTAAGACGCAAAGAACCTTTCTATGATGTAATCAATCCTATTGACATTGACTACGACAAAGACCCAGATGTGGAGTTTGTTGAAGATGGGGATTGGGCTATTGTGCGTAAGTATGCACACGCAGCTACAGTAATTGATAACTTTGGGGACTACTTGACTGAGCAGCAGTGCTTAGAGCTAGAAGATCCAAAGCACCAATCAGTTGATACGTACCTGCTTTACAGGTCTGAGGCTACAGGGTCAGGAGACAATGTATACAGAAACAGGCTTGTTGAAGTAGTTACAGTATACTGGAAAAGCCGTAAGCGTATTGGATTTGTATCATACTCTGACCCAGTAACCGGTATGATTGAGGAGTTTGAAGTAGATGAAAGCTACAAGCTGACTGAAGAGATGAAGCAGAATGGGGCTAAGATCAAGTGGGAATGGGTTAATGAAGTGTGGGAAGGAACAAAGATTGACGGTAGGTTCTTCATAAAGATGAGCCCTGTACCCAATCAGCGTACGTCTATTGACAATCCATCAATATGTAAGCTCCCAATTAATGGGTTCAAGTACTCTGATATCAACTCGAATAATATATCCCTGGTTAGTTTAGGTATCCCATTCCAGATTAACTACAATATCTTCAAGTATCGTATGGAGCTTGCTATTGCAAGGTCTAAAGACATCATTGCGCAGTTCGACATCAACATGATCCCCAAAAAGTGGGACCTGGATAAGTTCATGTACTACGTAGAGGGTACAGGTATTGCATGGGTTGACTACAACAAAGAAGGTATACAGCTATCCCCGCAACATCAGTCTGTATTAGACATGTCCATCAAGACAATAGAACAATATGTTCTGCTGCTTGAGACAACAATACAAGAATGGGAGAAAATATCTGGAGTAAATAGACAACGTCAGGGTAGCGTAGGTGCGTACGAAGGAAAAGGTGCATCACAACAAGCTATTGTACAATCCTCACACATTACTGAGGATCTATTCCGCAAGTTCTCACGCTTCGAACAAAGAGAACTGCAAGGTTTACTTGACTACTCTAAAGAAGCTTGGATATCTGGGAAGAAAGGTATGTACGTAATGCCTGATACTACTACGCAGTACTTGGATATTGACTCGCTTGGGCACATGGAGTCCGAGTATGGAATCTTTATGTCTGATGCAGGTAGAGACCAAGAGAATATCCGTCAGGCTAGAGAGCTGTCACAAGCTATGATACAGAACGGAATGCCGGCATCTGCAGTATTGGATCTTATGGATACCGAGAACTTTACTGGTATTAAAGAGAAGCTTAGAAAAGCAGAAGCCGCTAGGCAAGAACTTGAACAAGCGCAGCAACAAGCTCAACAGCAGCAGGCTCAGCAACAAATGCAAATGCAACAGATGCAGATGCAGGCTGATATGCAAGAAAAAGATAAGGATAGGCAAAAAGATATTGAGATTGCTCTTATCAACGCAGAGGCTAAAGATCAAACCAATAGATTGAACATAGACCTTGAGAAGATAGTCAGAGACTACGATATCAAGGAGAAAGAGCTTGAGCTAAAAAGAGAAGCACTTGATAAAGAAGGGGACACTGAGCCAAATGGGGAGTAATGGATAACGCAACTAGACGGGCATTACTGCAGAGACACAGACAGTCTGGATTTCCCGGATCCATAATGGATGTGTTCAGGGCGTACGAACAAGGTGTCGATTTAGTGGGGCAGTATATGCAGCAGCAAATGCAGCCACCCCCAGTACAAGTTGCAAGAACACCAGAAGAACAGCGGCAGGGGCTAAGACCAGCACATCAGGCAGGGAACGTAAACCAGAGTATGGCTTTCCCAAATATTGCTCCTAATACTCCATTCAATACGGTTGGGATGAAAGCCCCAATCAACATAGATAAGTATGATGAGCAAGGACATTTGGTAGAATCATACAAAAGTGTTCCTCCTGGTGTGCGAAATCTCCCAACAGGACCGCATCGTGGGACAGTGATTGAGACTCCTGCTAATATGCAGTCAGGGGGACGCAGACTAAAGAAGGATGCACTAGAGATGTTCCCTGCAT